GTACAATTGTTAAAAAAGCTAGTAATACCAACGAAATAGGGGGTCGCGCGTATGATTTTTTATATTTATTTATTACTTATACAAAAAGGGGTATACAGATTCTGATGAGACGTCCAAAGAAATCCAAATACAAATCTGTTGTAATCAAGAAGAAGCGATACTACTTCTACGAGATAACATGGATCGATCCGACGGGAGATTCTGGGCATGCTACAGCCCATGACTCATTAGGTCTATTACCTGCAACTATGATAACTCACGCATATCTGTTTGATAAAAACAAAAAATATATTTGGACATTTGCATCTTATGAGAAAGACGATGAATTGTTTTCAGATCGTAATGTATTTCCGGTAGGATGTATTATTAAAATGGAAAAGGTTACTCTTTAATCAACTTCGTATCTGTAATTCTTTTTTCGTTTAGCTCTCTGAGTCTTTTTATTTCTGCCTCACGTTCTTTAATATCTGTTGCATTGATATTTACATTGTAATTCGTTTCACTAAACTGTCCTGTAGCCTTACCAATCAAAGTTTCAAATCCAAGGGCTTTGTCTATCTTACCATCATCAACTAGTTTTTGTGACAATACTTGCTGTCTTCTAACGTAGTTATGTTTGGTTACAGCAAACGATCTGTTAACCTCTGCTGATCTTCTGGCTATGTAGTTTTGAATCTTTGGATTCTTCAACAGCTCTGATGCTTCTATTCTAGCCCTTTGTGGGCTGTACCCAGCGTGCAATGCAGCGTCCTGGTGAGTTGTCCTACCCTCATTAAAGATAAGATACTCACAGAATCTCTTCTGCATTTCAGTTAGATCTGTTAATGGCTGTGTTTTCTTTTCAACAATTTCTTGACTCATACTTGCAATATATACACTTGTAGGATATAGATCAATAGTTATGAAAGCTAAAGAATTAAGACAATATCTAGACAAATTCCTAGTGTCACCAGCAGCAAAAAATGCAAGAGTGCAATTTGAATTACCTAACGGAGAAAAAATAGATCTAGTTGAAATTCAGTTGTTGGAATCTAGAATGATTGGTGATAGAGATACACATATTTTAAATTTAAAAGGTGTTAAACTTGCTGGTACATGGAAGATGCCAAAGATAATTGGCAAACTATAATTAGTTGAGGTTACCTACCTGAAACCAGAGGCTAAATTATATAATGAACTTAAAAGAAAAATTACAAACATATCGTGGAACAGACTTGAAAACCGTAGCTTATTGGGGACTCCCGATCTACTGGGTTATTCTAATAACAAGCACTTTTTTACACTGGAACTAAAGGTAACATTAGGTAACAAAATACGTTTCTCACCTCACCAGATAGCCTTTCACGTAAAGCATTCTAAAAATACATTTATTCTTGTCGCTTGCACCCTGGACCGTGGGCTTGTGCGCTTGTACCCTGGTCATCAGATCCTTGAGCTTGTGAACTCTGGCTTGAAGCTTGAACCCTTGTGCGAGGGTTGGGAGCTTGTGCGCTTGAAGCTTGAGAGCTTGTAAGCTTGCGCCTCAGCTTCCTGAGCTCTGCATAATATTTTGGGTGTCTAAAGATCATCATTTAATGTTTACCGTAACACACGTTAGGAGTCGACCTGTCCCAGCACGCTCTACAGCTGCCGCACTCGTTGCCCTGGTCCGGTGCCGGACAGGTTCGAGCTTCAGGGGCTGTTGAGACTGTAGACGTCCAGGGCCATTGTTTAACTGGTCCCTGTCCTATCATGTGTGAACTCATTCTAATAATTAAATTTGGCGGAACTGTGTCAGGATCAATATCTTTTAGGAATTGAGCTTCACGGGTCGGCATCCAGTGCCGGGTGTTTGGTGTACGCTTGCACACTAGAAATATATTCTCTAGGTGCTTGAGACTTTGGATATCTCCTGAGTCGTGCCACCTGAACCAGTCCTGGTCCTGGATCAATGTCACCATCGCATCAACCCAGCGCGGGTCCTGCAATGCTTGCAGCCTTCGACTGAGCGCCGCTTGTACATTCTTAAATCTATAGCGTCCCTTCAGGGCGTAACAGCCCGCGCACACTGAGCCCGGGACCTTCACCAGCTTGGCGCCAGTCTTGCATGCGATGGCCGGCAGGTTGTGCGCTGGTCCTGGCATCTTTGACGGCTTCGACAGGCCGCCGGTTATTTTTCTTGCTTCTTTCTTTAACATAATTATTTCTCCTATATTATCCTATACCTGATTGCTTGTAACCTGTCAAGCCAGGTTACTTTTTGCCAGATCATATCTTACAACAGGTAAACCCCTGTATTGAAGCGCAAAGTAACCCAAGCTTGAGCCCCCGGGCTTCAGGAGCCCTGAGGTATCCAGGGCGCCAGTATCGTAAAACGGCCAGGCGCCCTGAAATTCTTTAATCCAATAAAACCATATAAGCTTTGGCATTATTTTTCATGAACCAGTCCAGGAGATTTCGCATCTCCTGCCAATGTTTGCTGGACCCGGTCCCCAGCTTCTGGTCCTCGAGAGTTGCCATTGCTTCATGATAAAAAATCTTATCATGTTTTTCTGCCTCTTCTTTTGTGAGCTCAATAGTCTCACCATTGAACCTGTTACTTCTCGTATAGTTTTCAGGGTCAACTGTTGCTGCTAAGTTTTTTACTTTCATACTTTCCTCTCATTGTTATGCTGGCGGTGCACGTCTCGAACCCTGCCGTCGCCTGGTCCCGGACTAATGACTCGCCAGCTGTTATAACTAAATCACAGGGACACACGCGAGCGTCTTGCCATGATCACCTGCTGTTATATCCTATAAGATCCCAGAGCTCAAGAAAAAAATTAAAATAATTTTCTTGACAGCTTGTAGCTTGTAAATTATGGGCGGGCCCACCCGCTTGAAGCTTGTGAACTATGGGCGGGCCCACCCAAAAAAAAACAAAAAAATTCAACTCTAGGTTGTGGTTGAAGCTTACAACCTAGAGTTGTTCATCAAGGACAGATGAAACTAGTTTGGGTTTTGAAGATTTGAATTTTCAAAATCTTCTTGGGACATGTCCCTGTCTTCCCCAGTACACGCATTGTGCCAAAAATAAGTGAAAGAATAACCACCATTTTCAAAGTTATATCTTCTTCTTTTTCGCCACGCATTTTCTTCACTCATTGTCATTGGTTCGTGTAATCTGCCAGAAACTTGATCAATCGCTCTATTCATAAATTGATCTGCCCAATCATTATAACAATTCATTGAGCAAAAATTTCCACCACCATAGTAGAAATCTGATCTTCTTCTGGTTTGATTTTTTCGGTTTCCTTTGGAACCTCGTTTCCTGTCCTTTGTGTCATAAGTATGGCACTTATGACTTTGGCAATATTTTAGTGCCATTTTCTGTCCTTTCTGCTTGGGCTGACTATTCCACTCTGGAACTACCTTTCAGCCCAATGCTTTCATTGTTGTTAAGTTTTTTTAAATAACAGATTTTAATATAATATCCCATTGACAAATGTCAAGAATAGTTTAAAACTTTTTTAAATTAACCAATAAAAAAGAAAGAGGACACATGGCTAGAATAAGACTAAATCAAGAGTATCGAAATAAAATTGCAAATAGAATTAAGCAAGGTTTATTTCAAGAAGATACCCAAGAAAAAAGAAAGTATGATGATCTAAAAGGTCAGCAAGTCGATATTAATGATAAGGCTTGGCAAATGGCAGAAACAATAGTTAGACGTCATTATACTGATGAAGATGTTGAGAAAGCATATTATCTGCAAAATAAGTTTGAAAATGTTTCGACTATTGCAAAAGATAGTTGTTTCCATTTTCATTATCTTGGAACAAAAGAAAAACGAGATTATAACGATAATCTTGTAATCGAGGAAAATGTACCAATAGAAAAACATTTTGATTTTAAATTAAGTGGTTCTATTGATGTTGAAAGTAATGATAGTCATTATCGTAATGATAATGATTATGCTTATGCTTTGTTTCGAGATGAAATTAATGCACAAGAAGATTGCAACGCAGATATTTTGATCGAGCAACGAGAGAAAGATGATAACCCACACAAAAGAAAATTTACTGAAAATAATGACAAGTATCTTGGATTGAGTGGTGGTCGAGATAATCAAACTAAATATGGTCGAGAGTGGAATGAAAAATATCAGCTTGATTTAATTGGTCGAGATTATTGTCGAGATAGGTCTATTGCTTGTAGTGAACAAGAATTTAATTTTTTAGTTTCTTGGAAACAAGCAAAAGGGCAATTTGTTATTGCACACGAAAAATGGATTAATTCAGTCTTAAAACAAATGAAAGAAATCAAGATTGGATTAAAAGGTTATAAGTGGTTAGATGAAGCTATCGAGTTAGCAAATGAACTTGGTATTGAAATCACAGATCACGAAATAATAAGAACCAATAGTACTGGACTTGTTATTTATAATCCGAAAAATCTAGCTGAAAGAATAAAAGGTATGAAAAATACTGAAAAAACTAGAGAGCAAAAGATAGCAGAACGTGTTGCATATATGCAACAACAACAAACTAATTCTGATAACTTGAATTAATATGTTGTTTAATTATGGGATTAGTGTAGTCTAATCCCATAACAATTAAGTTATAGAAAGTAGGACAAATGATAAATAATAAACCATTCCAAATCACTTATTATTCTGCGAGTGATAAAAAGCATATAACAAGAAATGCTTTATGGACAGACCAATGTAAATATTGGTTAAGTAAAAATGGCAGAATGTTAATGACTTATTTTGACGTTGATCAAGGTGGTTATAGAACTGCGTCAGATAGTTGGAAAGTGAGGTTATAATATGGATAAGAAAGAGTTTATGAATACGAAGTATTTCATAATTAAAAAAACAAAATATGATTATCAACAAGATGATTATAGTATCTACGATAATACTATGTATGATGTTGAGAAAGCTATGAGAAAAATTCTTGCTCTCGATACCTTGAACGAGGAACGAGAAAGAATTTCTTATCACTTACAAAAAGTTGATTTATCAATAGCTGAAACGCCATTGGTATTAACTGAAGAAGTGAAAGAAGATAAGGAACAAATGGATATGCCATTCTAATTCCTACTTGGGTTATGGGGTGAGGCTAATCCCATAACCCAGAATATCCCATAGGGTATGCAAGAACTGCATTGCAATTAGTGCATAGTGTGTCCCAATAGAGGTACCACTACATCTTGTGTTTTTGCTTGAAAACTAAGGGAGGGCCCACCCAAGACACACAAAGGGGTCCCAGACGTACACATATATGTAAGATTTAGACTCTTATAGACTAACTTTCAAAATTGGGTTATAAAAAATTTATTACAAAAAATTTTATGGAAAATTTTTCAGGATTGACTCCAGAAGAAAGAGCACGACTTTTGGAACTAGAAAAAAGTGTAGCACTAGATAAAGCCAAGCCAATAATAAAAAAAGACTTTTTGAGTTTTGTGAAATACGTTTGGCCAGAGTTTATTGAAGGTTCACATCACAAAAAAATTAATAAAAAATTTAATGACCTCGCTGAGGGGAAAATTAAACGTCTGATCATCAACATGCCGCCAAGACATACAAAGTCGGAGTTTGCCTCATACTTACTCCCGGCATGGATGGTTGGCCTCGATCCCCGGTTAAAGATCATTCAAGCAACACACA